TTAGTCTGTCTTAAGTTTTGCTATTTCAAGTTTATTCTTATCACCATGAATCCACTTAGCATAACGTTTCATGAGCATTTGAAGGCTATGACCGAGTTGATCGGCAACAAATACAGGATTAACCCCATCCATTAAAAGCATAGTTGCATAAGTGTGTCGTGCGTTATAAGCAGGACGATGTCTAATACCACAGGCCTTCATTGCTTCAACTAAACGGTTCCTAGGTGGCTTTTCATTAAAAAATGGCTCACCAGTTTCGGGGCAAATCAACAAATGTTTACCTTTAAAACTATTTTTTCTTTTGAACTTTAAAAGTTCTTCAATTGCTTTCTTTGATCTTTCATTTAAGTAAACTTCACGTGCAACGCGAGTTTTCGTCACATTTTTTTCAATACCACGTACACGGCTTTTTGTGACACGGAAAGTATCATTAAAAAGGTCAATATCAGACTCGTGCAGTGCAATCAGTTCTGATGGTCGGCAGCCTGTCCAGAAAGCTAATTCATAATACCAGTGGTAAAACTCTTCATCATCTACCATATTTTTTTCTAGATATTCGAGAAGTGCATTCATTTCGGTACGATTAAATGGATCGGGAATATCTACCTGAATTTTTTTATTCTTAATTGCTTCAAGAGGGTTACTTTCAATATATTTATTCTCAAATGCATACTCAAAAACACCGCGCAAAGGGATGAGGCAATTGTTTAGGGTTTTAGCAGTCTTAAAATCACGCTCAATAATGAGTTCTTTAATATCTTCAGAAGTGATTTGATGAATTGGTATAAGGGCTAAATCAGGCATCCAGTGATGCTCTAGAATATTTTTATAGCCCTTTTTTGTGTCTAGGTTGCTTTCGCATAATTTCAAATATTGCTGTGCAGCATTCTGAAAAAGTATACCTTCTCCGACGATAACTGAGTTATCGTCGGTATCCAGTCCTTTGGCTTCAGCAATATCTTTTTCAGTTAAGATACCCCATACAGCCTTAACAATTAGTTGATCTCTAATTTTAGCGGCTGCCGTGATGCCTTCTGCACTTGCGGGGTGCGGTAACGTGATGTTGTAGGCTTGTTTGTTTCGCTCGAAATAGATTTGCACTGCGCCATTTCTGATCCGCACGCCTTGAGGTAACGATTTTGAGCTTGTTCTGTCAGCCATTGGTTATAACCTTTGATTGAATAATATATGTTGCCGTCTTGCTTTGCCCAAACTAAATCTTCGGGCCAATTTTTACGTCTGTGAGTTAGCTTTTGCTCTTCGATACCAGTCAATTTTGAGAACTGACTGGCATCAACCCAATCTATTGGAGTCAGGCCGAGTTGAATAAGCGCTTCTACAATTTCATTCATTTGCCTGGTCTCCTGGAGATTGATTAACACCTAATTCATCCAACGCTTGAGCAAACAGTTTCATGCCTTCACGTAAATGACGTGCGTACTTTTCTGGTGCTGGATCGGCATAGATGAAACGTCCACCATGTGAAACAGGTACAGGTGGGTTAAAGCCTGCATTTCTGTACACACTCATGATGTGCCCACCTAGTAACGACTCTAGCTTTTGAACGGTTTTAGGGTCCTGTAATTTTTCGATATATGTAGCCATTACCAGTCACCTCCACTTATTCTCCCACTAAGTGCGTCGCTATTAGCTGCAACCAATTCTTGTTGATGTGGTTGACCATCTTTATCAGCATGCGAACTTCCAAGTAGTAATACCATGGCATCACTTGGACAGTAATATTCGGCATTTGGGAAATACTCGCGTACTTCATCAAGGAGTTTTGCAAGTGCTGTGTTTAAGCGTTTAAAACGTTTTTCAAAGTTTGGATTAGCTGTGTAAAGCAAATCGCTTGCATCTAATTCACCTTCAGCAAGAACTGCCAAAACTTCAGCTTCAGATAAAGCTTTATATTTCATGCTCTAGCTCCTTTAAAAAGGTAAATCGATTGCCCAGTTGATGAATGCATTGCCATCTGAATAAAGCAAATCACCAGTATTAGAGCAGTTCGGGCATTTAACTTTGCCTGACCATAAATAGCCTGTGTTTTGAGGCTCAACTTGTATTTCCATGTATTCCGAAAACTCGCATAGCGAACACGTCGTTGGAAATTTAATATTGAGGGTTTTTAAGTTCTCATTTACTGGATGGCATTTAATGCACATGTCTTCTAATCGGTGGATATGACCGCAATGACATTTGGTAATCGCTGCTGAATGAGCGTTGTAAGTTTTAAAAATTGCATAAGTCCCGTGATTTTCATCACCGCCTTGCTGCTTGAAATAAAAACCATTTGAGATTGCTAATTTCTCAAATCCTTTAAGTGTTAAACCTTCAAGATTGAGTGTTTTATTAACAAAGTCCTCAATAGCTAAATCAATGTTATTCATTTTTTTCATCCTGTTCAATTTCCAAAATTGCTTCCTTGATCTTTTTATAGTTCTCGGCAGAACAAGGACGAGTGAAGTTTTTAATTTGTGAAATAAATGAAGGGGAACATTCTAACTTTTGAGTTAAGAGAGTGCCGCGGCCTGTGCTTTGATCAAGCCATTTGATCAATTCATTTATCTGCGCTCTAGTAGCTCGTTTACTACTTTTCTTTTCTGACTTTTTAGCCTTATGGTTTTTAATAGACTTGGTCATCATTTCACGCAAAGTTGATTGAGCACTGATTGGCTGATTGTTGAAATACCAGGCATGACCACTTTCACCATGAGCCAGTTTTTTGATTTCATTGCCTTGTGCTAACCAAGCTTCAACTTGATCATTAAGGCTTTGCTTAATATACGAATGTAATGGGCAAATATGCATTAGAATCTCTCCAGGCAGCTAACTAAGAGATAGCCCGCCATTAACAGGCCAAGAGTTGAAAAACCAAGTAACTTTTCCATTTCATTCCATCCAGTTGACGCAATTTGCTGTGTCACATTGACCAGAGATATGACCGTTATGTGAGCTGATTGAATAAATCACTTCACCTTCATTGCAGATCGGGCAATCTAATGTGCCGTTAATGGTTTGAGCAGGGCGTTCTACTCCATGCTTATCGGTAATTACCTGGCGTACTTTTAAAACCGCATCGAACCAATTCATGCTCAAGCCTCCAAAACCGAACCGTGAAAAGCAGAACTTAGTTCTTCAGTCCATTTAACCTTTTCAACAAGATTAATAAATTCAAGGTTGTAAGCTGAATCAATGAAGGCATTAGCCTGGGCAATCGCAATAACGAGTTCGTTGCCATTAGAGGCTTTTGAAATGTTGGAAATAGCGCATTTGATTTGATCAATCGATCTTTCTCGGTAGAAATCAAAATCACGCTTTGGCTGGGCAAAATCAGAGGCAAATAGTCGAGCATCAACAATGATGTCGAACTGGGTTTTAGAAGGGTTATGTTTTTTCATGACTAAATCCTAAGTTAGATTAGATGTATTAAAACTAATCTAGCTTAGATTTTTAGTCAATCAATATTTCTAAGTTTACTTAGATTATTTTTTTTATTATTGATTTATAAGAATTTTTTTGGAGGTTCAAATTTACCCACATATTTACCTTTATAAATACAATTTTCTTTAAGAGGGATAATGTTCGGATGGAAATTCCCATTTAAAGCTTGTAAGTACATGTTTTTATTCTCTCTAACAAGAGCTTTGAATGTTGCTTGATCATCACACATTGCAACAATCATTTCACCTGTTTGAACGTATTCAAGTGGAATATCTGGATCAATACAGATTAAATCCCCATCTTTGAAGTGTGGGGTGTTGCTTGTGCCCTGAACAATCATATAAAAACTGTTTCTTCCTGCTTCTGGTGGGGCAGGTAACCATAGTTCAATTTCATGTGGTTGAATTGATCTTACATTGGTCCAGTTTCCAGCTTGAACATAATCGAGCACAGGCAGCATCCTTGTAATTGGTCTAAAGTCTTTAACAGATTGCTCATTATTATTAACACCATATTTTAAATAATCAATTGTAGTATCAAGGACCTGACACAAAGCCTCTAAATTTTCGTATTTAGGCTCATTTACGTCTTTTTCCCAAAAACCGACTGTTACATCAGATACTCCAACTAGATCGCCAAGTTTTACTTTGGATAATTTTTTTTCTTTCCTAAGTTTTTGTATACGTAAACCAATGGTTTCCATTTCTAAATCCTACAATGATTATCTAAGTTATCTTAGCTATTGACTATCGAAGTTAACTTGTGTCTAATAAATTCTAAGTTTACTTAGATTTTTTGGTGACAGTATGACCCGTACAGAAGCTCTAGAGCTACTTAATTGCAAAAAACTTTATCAATTAGCAGAAAAACTCGAATTGACCACTTCTGCAATAGCTCAATGGGGTGATGAGGAAGACATCCCTGATTATCGTGAATATGAAATCAGAGAATTAGCGGCTGGCCGAGTTCCTAAACGCCTCCAAAAGAGCAAGCAGAATTTAGTGCATGTAAATAATTAAAAAAATGAATGAAATCGGAGATTTTTAACATGGTTTTATCTTTAATCGAACGTCGTGAAAAAACTGTTATGTCATTAGAGCAAGCTTTGAAAGCTGCTGTTTATCGTCCAGGTGATGAATACCTAATGGCCCAAATTGCAGAAAAGAACGGTTGGAATATCAATACGTTCCGTAGTTCCATCAATCCAACGACTCCTACACATAAGGCAAATATTTATCATTTCGAAGCTATTTTAGATGAAACAAAAGATAGCCGGATTATGGATAGTGTTTGTGCAATTCATGGAAATGCGGCTTGGTTTGAGTTGCCGAAAACTGAAAATTTAAATACCGCTGATTTTGTTATGAAAATAGGCAAATTGGCACAAGAGCAGGGTGATTTATCTCAATCCGTAGCTAAAGCAATTGGCGATGGATGCATTAGTGAAGATGAGTTAGCGGTAATTCGTAAAGATGCTTTTGAACTCATTCGAGTTGTTTCAACTATTTTGGCTATGGCTGAGGAACAACATAGAGGTGATCATGCCTAGAAAAAAGAAAGGGTTTGAACTACCCGATGTAAAACATGCTGCCCGTGGTCAATGGGAAGATATTTTTGCACGTTTTAATATTACTGTTCCTAAAAAAGATACTCATGGACCTTGTCCGTACTGTGGTGGCGAGGATCGTTTTCGATTTGATGATAAATATGAAAATGGTGATTGGCTTTGTAATGTTTGTACGGAAAGCAAAAACAGAGATGGCTTTGATTTAATTGGTAAAGTTACAGGATTACCGTTTTCTCAAATCATTGAAGAGGTTGCTTCAATTGTTGGCTTGGATGCAACTAGTACTATTACGCCTCAAATGCGTAAACAGTGGGAAGAAGAGAAAAAAATACGTGATCGCATTAACCAGGAGATGAAGCTTAAAAAACAGCAACAAGTAGCAAGACAAGCAGCAGGTTTATACCGCAATCCTTATCCTGGTGAAACAAGCCCATATCTTGAACGAAAGCAAGTACCCGTTTTACCTGGCGTGAAGATTGATCATAAAGGGAATGTACTAATCCCTGCTTATGACACTGAAGGCTTCATGTGGAATATGCAAACTATATATCCGGATGGTGGAAAGTTTTTCGTTTCTGATGAAGAAGACCCAAATGGAAATAAAAAAGGTGGACGTACTGGCGGCTGTTTTTTTCTACTCGGCACCATCGAGCTTGTTGACCCCATCATTATTTGCATAGCTGAAGGGTACGCAACTGGTGCAAGTATTCACCTGGCAACGGGCTATCCCGTGGCTTTGGCTTTTGTAGCTAACAATATTCCAAAAGTCGGTGCAGCTTTAAGAGAAAAATACCCGCAAGCAACACTTGTTTATTGTGCTGATGATGATAGTGCAAAAGATGATACAGGTATGAAATACGCTCAACAAGCTGTGGCTGTCACTGGCGGCATCGTAGTACTCCCTAAATTTAATAAGGTGGCATAAGTGAACCAAAACCAACAAGCAGGACAGCCACAAGCAACTTTCATCCCATCGGACTTTAATGACCTGCATTTGATGTTTGGGTTGGAAGAGGTAAAGGCTCAGATCGTCCAGGCTATTAATACGTCTATTCCCCTTTCCCCCGAACCCCCTAAAACCAACAAGTCCATCCATATTGAGGGGCAAATCGAGAAAGTTTCTCATGTTCCTGTGGTTGAGGAAAATCTTATGGCTGTTGAATCGGGGCAAGGGGGTGACATTTCGACAGAAAATGATGCTGTACCTGAATCTATTCAGAAATTCATTGATCGTTATTACTTAATTGAAGCAAAAACAGATGTTTGGGATAACTTTGACAAAATTGTAATAAAGAAAAATGCTTTTACTGCTTTGTTGGGTCAAAAGCAGTACAAGCTATGGTTAGACCATAAAAAAGTTATTCCAAAATCTGAGTTTGAACACAATGTTAATGTGGCTACTAATTTAACTATTCAGGAATTATTAGATAATTTCGTTGTCCTGGCAAACTCAGAGGAAGCTTGGAATTTAGTTGAGCGTAGGACTTGGCTTATTAAGCATATACGAATTGCGTACCCTAATATTTTTGACTTGTGGTTTAAGTCTCCAGCTAGAAAAATCATTCCTCGTCAAAACCTTATTTTTGACCCGAAGCAAGAACATGATCATGATGAGAATTACATCAATATTTATCGTGGATTGAACATTGATGTAATGCGTGATCAGCATGGTGAACAATTGACTCGTGCAGAGGTCTATGAAGATTGTAAGGGCATCATGACCTTGATTAATGATCTTTGCGATGGGGAGAAGGAAGCAGTTCTTTTTTTATTGAAATGGCTAGCGTTTCCTCTTCAAAACATTGGCGCGAAAATGGCTACATGTGTGCTGATGCATGGTCATATTCATGGATCTGGTAAATCTTTAATGTTCGTTTCAATCATGAAAAAGATTTATGGTGAATACCATACAACAGTTGGGCAAGCTCAACTTGATAACCAATATAACGAATGGATTGAAAACAAACTTTTCGGTGTGTTTGAAGAGATTGTAGATAACAAGAAAAAACATAACGTTATGGGGATGATTAAGCATCTCATTACTGGTGAAACGCTCTATATAAGTAAGAAATTCGTATCAGGATGGGAAATGAATAACCACCTGAATACTGTATTTTTATCAAACAATACTCAACCACTACCAATCGAAGAAAAGGACCGTCGGTTCTTAGTGCTTAACCCTTGTAAAGACTTGGATGGACCTTTGCATGAAAGGGTAATGCAAGAGTTAAAGACTAACGGTGTACAAGCTTTTTACACCTATTTGATGGGGCTGGACTTAACTGACTTTCATGAACATGTAAAGCCGCCAATGACCATAGCTAAAAGGACGATGATTGATTATTCGCGTGCAGGCTTTGACACGTTTTATCATGAATGGAAAAACGGTGACACAAAATTCCCTTATGTCTCCTGTAAATCAGAGCAGCTTTATAAAGCGTTTGGTCAATGGTCCAGAACAACTGGAGAGCATCAAATCAGTATGAAAAGATTCATTATTGAGGGTAAGAAGCATGGCATTGTTCCAAGTGATAAGGCCAAGCATTGGAAAGGTAAGCGAAGTTCTGGACAAAATAAAGTCATTATCATTGGTGAAAAACCCAAAGATGAACAAGAGCAGCTTTGGCTGGGGTTGCAAATCGAACAATTTCAAGATAGCTTAGACGGGGTGAATGATGTTCCTGAAGCAAAATACGCACAATAAGAGCTTCTCATGTGAACGATGTGAATGGTCATGTGAACCATTTAAGCAAATCATTCACACGCTCAAAGCCTTACATACCAATGCATACAACAACCATGTGAATGATGTGAACCATTTTCTTGCGCGCGCACGTGAGAGAAAAAAACACCTATTGCTTAATTTAAATCAATTTAAATCAAATATTGTTCATAATTTAAACATAAGTGAAATCACTCTCACGCGAGAAAACACACATAAATCATTCACATCATTCACATGTAATACAATTTATTGTTTTTACTCATGTTTCTATGTGAACCATTGGTCAAAATCATTCACACAACCATTCACATCATTCACATGGAATTTTGAGGATTAAAAAAATGGAAAAATATTTACGTTTATTAAATCCCAAAACAACCAATTATGATGCAATCCCTTCGGGTAACCATGGTGCTTTGACTGCTGCGGACGTATGCATTGCTATGAGTTATGCAAAATTAACTCCTTTGCAGGATAATTTATTCCGCTTGAAATACTTGGGCGCAAACAACATTGAGAATGTGGAGTTATTTAGCAAATTATTGCTTACAAAGTATCAAGATAAATTTATTCAAGCAGGTGTGAACATGATCTATCACTTGCCAATCGTTCGCGTTGCTTTGGTTGAGTTCTGTTTAGTATCTGCTGATTACAAACCTACTGAACGTAACCGTGAAATTATTTCTGGATTCAGTGATACAACTGTACGCAACCACATGAAACGCCACATTGATAATGTTTTAGCTGATTTAAAACAGGCATGTGAATTAGGTGAAGAAAAGATTATTAAGCAGGTCTATTGCTCTAAGTAAACTTCGGTATTGACACAAAAGCAAAGTTAAGTTAGATTTCTTCATAATGGAAAACTGTATTAAACGCTGTAGTTTCCTTCAGAGCTGAAAAGCTCTCTTTCAAAGCCCGCATGACTCCCTTTGACATGCGGGCTTCTTTTTTGGAGTCGATGATGGTCACAGGTAGATTGATTATTGAAATGAAACCGTGGGTTTGTTATTCCGTCTATGCTCTCTATTTGATTGAGAAAAAGATCGGAAAACGAAAACTGACTTCAAAATTGATGACAAAACTTTTAGAGCGTTGCATTCGATTTGAAGAGATTGATCATGTCCAATCGTCCACCACAAAGAGCTAAGCGCCCATGTCTTGTGGGCAGTTGTAAAGATTTCGCATCGAACAAAGGTTACTGTGACCAGCATCAAAACCGAATCAAACAAAAAGATCGGGAGCGGGGCACAGCACACCAGCGCGGCTATGATGCCCGTTGGGAAAAAGAAAGAACAAAATTCTTAGATGAGAACCCGCTATGTGCGGACCATCGCAAGCGCGGACTTGTTGAAGCCGCAACGGTTGTTGACCATATCATCCCGCACAAAGGCGACCAGGTGTTGTTCTGGGATAAGAACAATTGGCAACCGCTTTGCAAGTCATGCCATGACCGCAAGACAGCAACCGAAGACAAAGGCGGCTGGTCATATCAACCACCAGTTACGCAAAAGCCAGTTGATTGTTATGTTTTTAAAGTTGGTGAGATGGTACAAGCTGCAACGGCTTATGCAATTGACACTTTGTCCTGTGGTTGGACTGATAGTTTTGAAATCAAATCAATCGAAGATAAAAAGATTGAAGTGCATGATGCCGATGGCTTTGTTCATAAGCTGCATCACTCACACTTCAAGGCGGTGACTGCATGAGTTGCGAACGAGAAGTTATATTGCTCGGTGATCCGGTTGTATATCGTGATGACATCAAAGGCTTTGATGAACTAGGTGTCGTTGTTAAGACTGGCTCATCATTCGAAGTACTTTGGAATGGTGAAACAACTCCTAAAACTACAATCTACGAAAGACTACGTGGCGCTCGACTTGATGAAGTCGATGCTGGTTGCCGAGTGATTCAAGGTGTGATTTATGAATGAGATTCCTAAACCGCCTCGACCACCTGAGCCAACAGAAGTAATAGGAAATGATTTCATTCCTAAACGTCCAGTTCCACCAGATGTTGCAAGGCCACCGATTCAAATTCTATATCCAGATGAGACAAGCTATTCTGATCGTTGGACCATAGGTTTTTATTGGGGCGCTTTTATCGGTTTTGGATTTGGAATTATTTTTATAAAAATCCTTATCAAACTTGGGTTTTAGGGGATAGGGGGTCAAAAGTCAAAAAGGCCCTCTCAGAAAAGACCGCCCCCCCATGAAATTTTTACGTGGTCAAAAGTCCATAGGGGGGTATACCTCTAATATTTAATCAGTTTTAAATTTTTTGGAGGTTCTTATGTCAACTATGGGTCGTCCACCAAAAGGGCTACAAGAAAAAATTCTTAGCGGCAGCCGTATCCGAACCGATCGGGATGGAGACGCGCAAGAAGCTAATGCATCGGTTGCTTTAGGAATGCCGCCTTGTCCTCGTTGGGTAAAAGGGGGCGCAAAAAAACATTGGGATACTTTGGGACCTGTATTAGTTCAAGCGGGTTTGCTGTCGGTTGTAGACGGTGATGTTTTTGGTTTGCATTGTGACAACATGGCTGCTTATGAAAAGGCCCTTGAAAAGCTTGAAGAGATCAATTCATGGGTGACTACAACGCCAAATGGTTTTGAAGTCCAGGCAGCTTGGTTGCAGGTGCGTAATAAATTACAAGAACAGATTATTAAAACTGCTGCTGAATTTGGATTAACGCCAAGAGCGCGGTCAAGTGTCAAGGTTAATAAACAACAGCAATTAGATTTGTTGGGTGCTGATGCTGGTCAGAAAGAAGAAAATGACCCTTATGCAAACTTTTCAATTCGATCTAGTTAGTGAGTCTTTATGCGCGATTATTTCAAAATCGCACTTCAGTATTGCCATGACGTGCGCTCTGGAGTGCGAACGGCAGGGCAGCTAGAAAAATTTGCTGTTAAACGTTTTTTAAATGACTTAAATCGTTCCGGTATTCCTTTAGGTTCAGGTGATGAAGAGTTAGAAAAATTACTTACATCATTAAAGATCGGCACGAAGCCACCAGATATTAATTTTGAATTTAAATTTGATGTAGAGCGCGCACAACATGCGTGCTTTTTTATTGAAACCTGTCCCCATGTGGAAGGGGAATTAGCACGATTAAAACGTGATGGAACCCGACATTTATTAGTGATGTCACCGTGGCAGGTTTTTGTCACGGTTAATATTTTTGGGTGGGTAAATTATGAAGGTTTACGTCGCTTCACATACGTCTATCTGGAAGTTGCTAAGAAAAACGGAAAAACTACGTGGCTTGCGGCTGTTGGTTTGTACATGGGATTCATTGATGGAGAACCAGGTGCAAATGTATATGCTGCCGCAACGACAAGAGACCAAGCCAATATTTTGTTTGGCGCAGCAAAAACAATGGTCGCTTATTCGCCAAAGATGCAAGAACGCTTTGGTATCACTAAGCAAGAGTATTCGATTTTCCAAACGACAACAAATTCGTCGTTTAAAGCGCTATCACAGGATCGGGACGGATCAAAGGACGGTTATAACGTTCACTGTGGCCTGATTGATGAATTACATGCTCATAAAGATTCGGGCATGTATGACATTGTATCAAACGGTATTGCTTCACGAACGCAACCATTACTTTTTGCGATTACAACTGCTGGAAAAGATACGACATCGGTTTGCTATCGTGAAAGAAAAGTTGTTGTTGCAATTCTTAAGGGTGAAGCAACTCACGAAAGATATTTCGGCATGATTTTTTGCCTAGATAAGGGTGACGACTGGAAAAACCCTAAAAATTGGCCTAAAGCCAATCCCAACTATGGAATTTCGGTAAAACCTGAATATCTGCAAGGAATGGCCGATAAGTGCAAGATTTCACCATCAAATGAAGCGATTTTTCGGCAAAAGCATTTAAATGAATGGGTTGGCGCGGTAGACGGCTGGCTTGCTGAATCTGTTGTGTCAAATTGTGAGGTTGAAGTCTCCTATAAAAAATTTAAAGGCGTTGTAGGTTTTGGCGGCTATGACTTGGCAAGTCGATTAGACCTTGCCTCATGGGTGGAGATGAGGCCAGATTTTGAAGATGGAAAAATTATTTGGTATGTCTTTGCTCATAGTTACATCAATGAAAGAGTAATGGAGTCAACCGAAGCAATTAACGGTGAGATGCGACCGGATGATTACCCTGTTTGGCGGGATGAAGGTTGGTTGATAGAAACACCAGGTGCTTCAACAGATTTCAACCGTATCAAAGAAGACATTCTTGAACATCATAATGACTACCCATTTTATGAAGTTGGTCATGACCCATATCATGCTGAGCAGGTAACTGCTGATCTACTCGATGCGGGTTTAAATGTAATTGAAGTTCCTCAAAGAACTGAATATTTAAACCCGGCAATGCGTTGGATTGAAGTTTTGATAGCTGAAAATCGCATACGTTTTTGCGGTGATCCAGTTTTAAAGTGGTGCATTCTCAATGTGGTAGTTAAAGAGGATGCAAAAGAGTGTATTTTTCCTCGAAAAATTTCACGCGCCAAAAAAATTGATGCTGCGGTTGGGATGATTATTGCAGCTTCAAGAGCCATGTACTGGGATAAGGAAGAAGTTTTTGAACTTGTACCAGGCGAAGAGAATGGGAATTTTGATGATTTTCTGAGTGGTATGATTAAGGTATCTAGACGATGAGTAAAAACCGCAATAAAGCTAAAGGTCGTCAAAAAGATGACCTAAAAAAGCTGAAAGTGCGGGGAACTGGACCAATACAAGACAGAACGGGGACGACCTTAATTGATCGTCCCCGTTCTGCTGTAAGGACGGCAAAGCCCGTTACTTTTGATAGTGCAATGACGCTTAGTGCGGTTTTTGCTTGTGTCAAGATTCTTGTTGAGTCTGTAGCGACCCTGCCTTTACAGATGTTTAAGTTAAATGCTGATGGAAGTAGAACAATCGTAAAGGATCATCCGGTAATTCAGCTTTTAAGTAATAAGCCTAATCGTTATCAAACTGCTGTCGAGTTTCGAGAGCAATTTATGTTGAACCTGGTTGCTGGAAATGCAGTTTGTAAACGTGACTATATAGGTAAAAAATTGGTCAGTTTGCAGGTCATTAATAGTGGTTCGGTTGATCTAAAAATTAAAGATAACGGTGACCCTGTTTATGAATGCCAGATCAATGGTAGGAAAGTAGAGCTGACTGAAAAACAGATTTGGCATGTAAAAATGTTTGGTACTGGTTTATGGGGGATGTCTCCTATTGCCTACGGTGCTGCTTCAATTGGTGTGGGTTTATCTGCAAGTGATAAGACTACTCGTTTAATGTCAAATGGTGCTAAGCCTACTGGTGCATTAAAAACTAAACGAATTCTTAAAGATGCTCAAAGAGATACGTTAAGAAAAGAATTGGATATTTTAGTGAATGGCGATGATGGTGATATTGCTGTCCTAGAAGATGATATGCAATTTGAGCAAATAAGCTTAACACCTGCTGATCTTGAGCTAATCGAAATTCGTAAATTATCGGTTGAAGATGCATGCCGATTCTTTGGTGTTCCTCCGATTCTTGTCTATATGTCTGATGGATCGACTACGTGGGGAAGCGGAATTGAACAGATTATCGACGGTTTCTATAAATTTGGATTGCGCCCATATCTGGAGCGTATTGAAGAGAGTATTCGAATCCATTTATTAGAACGGCATGAATGGGATGAATACGAATTTGAGTTTAAGACAAAGGACTTGCTCAGAGCTTCATATTTACAACGCATTGCAGCTAATAAAGATCGAATCATTAGCGGCCAATCTTCAATTAATGAAATTCGTCGAGAAGAGGGTGATTTACCTGATCCTAATGGTGATTTCTTACTTGTTCCGGTCAATATGACTACGGCTGAACGTATGAAAAAAGGCAATTTTAAGGTGAATGAAAATGGGAAAACAACTGCAAGCGCGGAATAAATTTTCGCCTAACTTGCCAAAAGTACAGTGTCGATTTATTCCTGCTAATTCGGCTGAATGTCGATTTATTAAAAAAGATGCGAAAACAGGCGCAGTCATTGTAAGTGGCTACGCTGTGAAATGGGATTCTATTAACTATTACGGTGAAAAGTTCCTTAAAGGTGCTTTTGCCGATGTCTGTGCAGCATTTAAAGCTGGTACAAAAAAAGTTCATTGTTATTACAATCATGGCTGGCGTCAGTGGTATGTCGATTCGACTATCACGATGCGTATCGGGAAAATTATTCGACTTGAAGAAGATGATGTTGGTTTACTACTTGAAGTTGAATTAACACCAGGATTGGCACTTGCACAAAATGTTGGAGCAATGGTTCAACACGGTACTGTTGATGGTTTCTCGGTAGCATTTTATCCCCCTAGTGATATCGATATTGAGGATAAAGGAACTCATATTGAAATTAAGCGGGCTGATCTATATGAAATAAGCATTGTAGATGAACCAGCCGATGGTGCAGCACGAATTATCAATGATGATGCAATCAATGCGATTGAATCGGATGATGATGTAACAGAGCTTTTGCGCTCAGTTTTACCAGGCGGCTACGCTGAAAAGTTAATGGCCCGATTGGCAAATTTAAATCAACCTAAACAAACTCCAGAGCCTAAAAAAGACCCGTTTGCTTTTTTAGACAATTACTAAGTTTAAAAACCCTTTTTAAAATATGACCCGCGAAAGCGGGTTTTTTTATGCATAGGATAAAATTATGACTGCATATCAAAAATTCCCAATCGGTGCGCCTTTCAATGTTTTGATGGCACGTGATGCTTCTGCATCACTAACCCAAATTGAAGAAATGGCAAAACAGCTTAATGCTCGAATGACTACACTTGATAGCTTAATTACTCGTTATCAAGATGGTCTCAAAAAAGTTGAGGGTATTCCCGATAATATTAAAGAAGACCTTGAAGCCCGTGCTAAAGAAGTCAATAAATTAGCAGGGGAATTATCTGAACTACAGCAAAAATTAGTTGATGGTGTCAACGAGCGTGGAATTGACCCTAATTCAGTTGCTTCTGTTCTAATCCGCAATAAAGCGATTCTTGATCAAGCATCCTCAATTCAACGGTCTAAGGGTAAATTCCAATTTAATGATTTGAATGCCCGTAACATCGTTACATTAACAGGTCTTGGAGCGACAGCTCAGTTTGCTGCTAATGATTTAGGGCGTACTGTTGAGCGTGCCTTAACTTTACTTGATTGGATTAGTTTTACTCCAGTCACTGCTGAACTGGTGCCTTTGTTACGTGAATCAGCTTATGAAATCATGGCTGATCTTGTTCCTGAAGGTCAGACAAAACCAGAATCAAACTTAACCTTTGGTGTTGTTGACTTAAAGGTTGGGACTATTGCCCACTGGATTAAAATTTCAATCCAGCTTATTTCAGATATGCCTACTTTGGCGGCTTATATTGAAGGTCGTCTTGCTTATGGTGTTCGCTTAAAACTAGAAGCAAAAATTGTAGTGGGTGATGGTGTTACTTCTGGAGCGCGTTCATTTATTGGTTTGATTGAAACAAATCAATTTGAAGTTATCACACCTGGAGCAGATGATACTGCAATTGATGTGATTAACCGCGCTAAGTATAAAGCTGCTTCTACTGGTCTCTTACCTGAAGCCATTATTTTGAATCCTGAAGATTGGGGTGCAATTGAACGTATAAAAGGTACTGATGGTCACTATATCTTTGGTTCCCCTGGTGCAGCGGTCCAGCCAGTTTTATGGGGTTTGCCAGTTATTCTGTCTGCTGCAATGACTTCCGGTAAATATTGGGTTGGTAACCTTACATTAGGTGTCTCTGCCTTCATTCGTGAAGATGTTGCTGTTGAGTTATCAACAGAAGATGGCGATAACTTCGTTAAAAACTTATGTACTGTCCGTGCTGAAATGCGTGCTTGTTGTGGTGTGGCAATTCCAGATGCTTGTGCTGGTGGTGACTTGCCAGCTACAGCAACACCTCCAGTGGGTGGTTAATATTCAATAAAAGCAGCTTTAGGGCTGCTTTTTTATGTTTTTATGCAGATTTTTGAAGTTTTTATTCAGAAATCTGCATTTTTCTTCATTTTTAGGACGTTTTTATGAGTGACTACATAACGCTTGATTTAGCGAAATCTCATTTACGTGTTTTGCATGCGCGTGATGATTCATACATTGAGTTACTGATCAAAGCGGCTTTGAAAGCAGTAACAAACTTTATAGACAAAGAATTTTCAGAAATTGAGCAGCCAGATGGTTCATTACCTGAAGATTTGATGTTTGCGGCCTTGTTGATCATTGGTGATATGTATCAAAACCGTGCAGCTCAAACCGATGCAGCTCTATACGTGAATATTGCGTGCGAACGGTTAATGTTTCCTTATCGAAAGATGGGGGTTTAGCCATGCATGAAAAATTTGAAGCTTGGATTAAAGCCCAGCCGTTTTATATCAAGTTGATTTACATTCACGGTGAACGCCTTTTTATCCATGACAATGGTGAATATCAAGTTTTTGCAATGGAAGTTGCCTTTCAAGCTTGGTTGGTGCAAGGGGGTGATTCATGCAATCAGGCAATCTAAATCAATATATTGAAGTTCAGCAAAAAATGGTTGAACAGGCACAAGATAAATCTGGTGATCGTGAGGAAGTTTGGGTAAATATTTTTCCCATTTACGGCCATATTACTGATTCATCTGTACGTGATCTGATTGCAGCGGGTAAAGAACAATCTGCTGTAGCTTGTCGCATTCTGATTCGTCAATCAGATGTTTTGCCTGGTACAGATTGGACCAAATGCCGACTAGTTTGTGATGGGCTTTATTATCGAATTATCCGACCATTGCGTGACAATAAAACAGGCAATGAATATTTGACTTTAGCATGTGAGCAAGGGGTCTATAAATGGCAGGATTCCAACTAGAAGGGCTTGATGAAGCTCTAAAAAAAATGGATGAAATGGCTAAAAACATCCAAAAAAAGCATTTAAAGAAAGCCTTGCGTGAAGGCGCAAAGATTGTTCAAAAATCAGCTAAAGAAAACGCTCAAAAAATTAATGATCCTAAAACCAGTGCTGATATTGCAAAAAATATTGTTATTCGCGCTGGTAAAACAGCAGATAAAAACTCTGTAAAGGTTCGTGTCGGAGTTAAGGATGGTGGTGAATTCTGGCGTCAGAACAAGAATGTTCAGCGTAAAGGTAAGAAACGACAGAAAAATCCGCATTACACCTTTTTAGAAAATGATACTCGTCACTTTTGGTTGGTTGAGTTCGGAACATCCAAAACTAGAGCACAGCCGTTTATGCGCCCCGCGTTAGAGTCAAACATTGACAGTGTGACAGAAGCGGTAGCCGCTAAGCTTAAAAAGGATATTTTGGGGGATATAAATTAATGTTGATTATCCCATTAATTGAAATTTGTGAAAATGATACCGAATTAGTTGGGCTTTTGACTGATGAGGCTGGTTTAAAAGTCAGTGAATTTGATGCCAATAATACAAATGGCGCTCCATATATATGCTGGCAAATCATTGATGCAAATCCTGAGCAATATTTATCTGAAGCTTCAGATATGGATTCAATATATGTGCAAATTGATGTTTATGCTGATACCAAAGCCTCATCAAGACATATCGCACGACTGTTAAGAAAAAACATTGAAGAGTATTGCTATATCGAAGATTACACCGGAGTCGTGCACGATTCCGAAACCAACTTATACCGTATTCGGATAGATAGCCGATGGTATGAAGAACCTTAAATTTTAAAGACCGCCGAAAGGCGGTTTTTTTATGGAGAAAATATTATGGCGCGTCGTACGCAAGGCACTGGTGTTTGGTTTGTGGATGAAGTCCCTGCAACACCTGGTACTTTTGAATTGGTTGAAGTTGACTGTCCTTTAAACTTTAAACCAGGCACAGATTCAAAAGATCGAATTGAAACAACCTGTTTAAAACAAGAGGAAAATAAAACTTATTTGGAAGATGGTGGTCTAAAAGACCCTGGGCAAGCAACCTTTGATGTAAATGCTGACCCGCAAAAGCCATCACATATACGTTTATATAATCTATCTTTATCTGGTAAAGAAGTTCAATGGGTTGTCGGATGGGCGGGTAAGACTAAAGGTAGTGTTAAAAATATTGTTCCTACCGTTGATGCAAGTACTGGTGAAATAACATTACCAACAGGTCGAAGCTGGAATAAGTTTAAAGGCTATGTAGATACATTCCCTATGGATGTTGATGCTAATACTGTTGTTAAAAGTACTGTTACTATTCAACGAAATACTTCAGTTGAATGGATTCCTGAAACAACGACCCCTTAACAAATAGCCCCAAACGGGGCTTATTTTTTGGATTTATAAAATGACCATACTAACTTTAGATGATATTAAATCTGGTGCATTGGTAGACGTACCTGAAAAAATTGAAGTAGAAATTATGGTTAAGGGTCAACCCCGTACCATTGAAACTTTTATTAAAATTATGGATTACACGACAGCTATTGCCCAAATGGCAGCAAATAAAGCTGGGCGTGAGGGCTTGGCTAGTATTTTGGCTGACTGTATTGTTAAGGAAAACGGTGAGCCAGAATTTACAGAAGAGCAAATTCGAAAACTTTTTAATAAGCCATTAATTGATGCTATTTGGGAAAAAATAGTTCAGAAAAATCTCTTGGGAAAGGTGATTGCGACGAAGAAGCTTTCAGAGAAGAAGAAATCTGGGCGGAGCTCGTCATCAACGGCATCGCGGGCAAAACGATCGCTGAAGCAAAAAGAAACCTTAGCCACAGAGAGTTCTGCTTCTGGAGACAGTACATTGAAACAAGAGGAAGCTTAAACTTTGGCTTGAGACTTGATGAGAGCTTAGCAGCATTAAAATATATGTTTGCAAAAGCCAATTCCTTCGAAGTTTCAGATGAATATGATTTCATGCCATATCATGATGCGCCTGATATTGGTTTTGAAGAAGCAATGCATATGTATAGCGGTGATTAGTTAGATTATCCGCCTTCAAGGCGGATATTTTGATGTGACAAAAAGTAAGCTGTTTGTTAGATTGTGTTTACTTAAAAAGTTGGTGACCACATGAAAAAAATTATTTTTGCTGCTTTAAGCGTTTTTAGTATGACAGTCTCGGCTCAACAGGTTCCTATCAGTGAATATGTTGAAGTGGTTGAATTACCTAATATGAATAAAAACCAGATTTTTAATTCATCAAAAATTTGGATTGCGAAATCATTCAAATCATCGAACTCAGTTGTTCAATATGAAGATGCGGCAACAGGCACTATTGTCGGTAAAGGGAATATGCAATTTCCTTGTCAAGGTACTTGGAATTGCATGGCTAGAAAGGATGATTTATTAGCCTTCACAATTAAAGTGGATACTAAAGATAATAAAGCTCGAATTTCGTTTAATGATATGACTGTAAAAATTAATACAAAAGGGGCTACAAAGTTTGTTCCTACTGGTCAGGAAATTCAGACAGTTACAGAAAAGGATAATGAAATTATTCAGACACGTCTGAAAGGTATTGTTCAAGATTTTAAAAAAGGTATTCAAAGCGAGTCATCTAGTACAGATTGGTAAGCTATATAGAGTTGAAACCCTGCTTTAAGCGGGGTTTTTTATTGTCTGGAGAAAATTATGGCATCTGCATCACTTGGGCGTTTAACTTTGGATTTGGTTGCTCAGATTGGTCAATTCATTGGGCCAATGACTCAAGCTGAAAGAAAAGCCAAAGAGTCTACAGACAAAATGGGAAAAGCTTTCTCAAGTTTTAAAGATCAAATGAATGAATCTTTAAGCGGTTCACAAATAGGCTCTGCGATTGAAGGTATAACGGGGAAACTAGGTGTTCTTCGCGGTGGTGTATTAACTGCAACTGCTGCGGTTGCGGGTATGGCAGTTGGTGGATCGGTTGTTGCGGTTGCGGGTTTATCTGCAATGGCGATTGAAGTTGCAAAAAGCAATGTTGAAATGATGCAATTTGCAACTGTTGCGAATACTTCAATTGAATCATTTCAAGGTTTGGCTGGAGCAGCAAAAACTTTTGGGGTTACTCAAGAACAACTTTCAGACCAATTAAAAGATTTTAATGAAAAAATTGGTGAGTTTGCTAGTGTTGGGTCTGGCGGAGCAATGGACTTTTTCGAGCAAATTGCCGTTAAAACGGAAGGCGGAGCTGAAGGAGCAAAAAAACTTGCTGTAGAAATGTCAAAGCTTGATGGCGTTGAAGCTTTACAACTATATGTTGATAAGCTTGAAGAGGCTGGTGTCAATCAGCAACAAATGTCTTTCTATTTAGAAAGTATGGGCAGTGACTTAACAAAAATTGCTCCTTTATTGGTAGACGGTGGAAAGCTCTGGAATGAATACCAAACTGCTTTAGAAGATGCTGGAGTTATCACTGGTCAAGCTGCTATGGAGCAATCTATGGCATTGGCAGCTCAAACTGAATCATTACAACTACAATTTGGGGCTTTGAAAAATCAATTAGCTCAAGCGGTCATGCCTGCGTTAAGCAGTGTAATAGGTTACTTTCTTGATGGTTCTGGAAAAGGTGGACAATTTGCGGGCATTGTTGATGCTGTAGGAATTGCAGCTAAGGGTGCTGCAATTTTAATTGTTGGTTTGGCTGGTGGCATCAAAAATATTGTTACGGTTGTTTCTGGAGCTTTAAAAGTTTTGGGTAACTTAGGTGAGACCGTTGTTAACTTTTGGACAGCTCCGACTTTTAAAGATAAAGGTATGGCTCTGGTCGATGGTTTTGTCAATAATGGCAAAATTCTTGTTAATACGGCAAAACAAGTTGTTGATACCAGTAAAAATACATATGGCACAATTTCAAATGTGGTTACTGCTCAAACTGGTAAATACGATGCTTTGACTCAAAGTATTTTGAATAATCAAAGAGCGCAACAGGCTTGGGCTAAAAACAATCAAGGTAAAGGTATTACTTCTGGTGTGGATCAGAATAAGACCCTTAACCCGGATGCTAAAAAACCTAAATCAAATACTAAATCTAAAGCTGAAGCAGAAGCTGAACGTTTAAGAAAAGAAGCAGAACGTTTGGAGGAAGCGCGGGGTAAATTAGCTAAGGATGTATTGTATGACTATGGTACTGAAATAACCCGTATTTCTGCTGATCTAACCAAAGAATTAGAGCGTATAAATGAAGCATCTTTAGCAAGAAATAGTGCTGGTACTGGTTTCGCAATAAGTGAAAGTGAAAAGGAAAAACTAATCACAGAGGCAAAATCACTAAGCGAAGCCCGTAAAAAAGTGTTTTTACTGGAGTTCGATAAAACTAAAAATTCTTGGTTATGGACTGAAGAAGAAAAGCTAGCGAAGAGTGCTGAAATTGATAAGGCCCGTATTCAAGCAACACGTGGTATGACTCAAGTTGAACGTGATCTCCGAATTCAATCAATTGATTCTGTTTATCGTTATGAGATGAATAAGTTAAGTGAAAATAGAATGAAGGAGATTCAGCAAGCACAACAAGCCTGGGCGGGTATTTATACCCAAATTAATGGCGGTGGTGATCAGTACAATTTAGAGCAAGAACGCTTTAGTCGTTATGATGCTTCTCAGAAAGTTTTTGATTCAAAACTTGCAGATATTGAAGCTCAAGAGCAAGACCCAAATGCAGATTTAAAGGCTTTGGCTGTTGAACGTGAAGCGCTTTGGCAAGAGCATAACCAGCGGATGCTTTTGATTGATGAAACATATAGTCGTGATAAGAATGCATTAAGTCTTCAAACAGCTACTGAAACATTAAGTGGAATGACCGATTTAATGGGTTCTATGCTTGGTGAGCAATCTGGAGCATATAAAGCGATGTTTGCAATGTCTAAGGCATTTGCAGTGGCACAAGCTATTATGAATGCACCACAGACATATTCAAACGTTTATACATCTGCTTCATTAATTCCTATGATTGGTCCTTATATTGCTCCAGTACTAGCTGCTGGTGCAGTGGGCATACAGGTAGCTCAAGCAGCGCAGATTAAATCCGTAAATTTAACAGGTATGGCTCATGATGGTATTGATTCAGTACCTAAAGAAGGTACTTGGCTGTTAAATAAAAAGGAGCGTGTTGTTGGTCCACGATTAAACCAGGATTTGACGAATTATTTAGCGGGTCAAAAACAGCGTGGCGGTGGGGTTAATGTAAATATTAATGTTCCTCCAGGCTATACGGCTAGAGAGCGCAGATCATCAAATGGTGACGTGACAATTGATGTTGTGAGACAAGAAGTTGAACAAGCTTTTACCCGGTTAGGAACCCAGGCAAATAGTCATGAGTCACAAATGATGCAACAAGGTTTTATGGTCGAACGAAATAGGGGGTAATTTTGGATACTTTCATGCTTTGCCCCTTGCAAGAAGGGTATGGCTTTACACCAGGTAATGATATTCGTGAACAAAAAACAGAAGGGGGCATGCCAAGGCAAGCCCCCTTTTTTGTTGGCTCCCCGCACTCGGTTAATGTCTCTGTCTTATTAAAAGACGATGCAGACCGCCAATATTTTTGGGCTTTTTGGAGAACAAAACAGCGTAAACCAGAAAATTGGAAATGGGAGCTATCATTAGACCACGGGATAATTGAAGAGTGTGAATGTCGCTTCACTTCTGAATCATTACCTGGTGAAACAAAGCGAAATGGCGTTGTAGTCATGGTTAGCTTTCAAGTGATTGTTAAACCTATTAAACGTAGTGCTGATCTAGACCGAAATATCGTTAATGTGCGCCAAGGTGTTGAGTCTAGCGAAGTAATTGACGATATCGAAAAAGTGCCTAATGAATGGTTACCTGGTGCTTTAGGGGTAAATCAATGATTGAACTTACTGAAGAAATGCTGGCCGTTCTTGATCAATCAACGGGTCCTGTTGGTTGGCTTGAGAGTGTAGAAATCTCACATCCAAATTGGCCGCAAGTTTTGCGCTATGTGGTCAATTCTAGTGAACCAATTTTGCTAACTCATGAAGATGGTCAAACGTTTGAATATGTTTATGTGCCTTTAACCATTAACCGTGGTGGCGATGAAGACAACCTTGATCAAAAGCTATCGGCAGTCATCGGTGATGTTGGAACCATTATTCCCGATCTGATTAAGCTTGTGCTTCAGGATGATGAAATAACTCCACCTATTTTAAATTACCGTGCATACATTATTGGCCGTTATGACGCACCTGCTTATGTAGTAAGGGACTTAGAAGTTGTGACGGTAACACGTGACTATCGTGGATCTAGTTTTGAAGCACAAGCACCAGGTTTAAATGATTCAGGGAATGGAGAAATCTATTCTGCAAGTACAGATGAAAGTTTAGAAGGTTTTTATGCATGAATATCAGCAAACTTTTTTACTGTAAGTATGATCCTGAAAAATTTCACTGTGTGCATTTTGTTATTAAAGCAGCCGAATATATTTTTGGACAAGATTATTCACCGTGCTTTGTTGGGTTATCTAGTCCGTTAAGTGAAGCAATTAAAACTTCAAGAGAAACGGTTCATCAAAACAAGCGGATTGATAGACCAAAAGAAGGTTGCATAGTCCTAATGACATATATGAATGAAAGCTCCCATGTGGGGCTTTTTTTTCAGGGCAAAATTTTTCATTTAAGTGAATGCGGGGTTCAGCGCATCACAGTTGAACAAGCCAAAATTTGGTTTAAACGGATTCGATATTATGAGCCGAATTTACATCATTAAGAATGCTTTAGACCAACAAGAGAAAATTACAGTTGAGTCTGAAAATATTCTTTTTACATTTTTGCAAGAAAAAACCAAGCATCCCCAGGCGAAAATCTATAAGGGTAATCCTTGCCCTGAAAATGATATAACCCCTACACGTGATAATCGTGCATCTATTGCACGTCTTATGGAAATGGATGATGAATGTACGATTGTTCGTTATCCTGGTGAGTTGTCCTCAACAGTAACTTGGATTGCTACAAAGTTGCTTGGTCAAGCTGTCTCTGCTTTGGTGAAGGTGCCAAAAGCACCGACAAATAATAGTTCGATGACAGGTTCAAGTAATAACAATTTATCGAACCCGGAAAACCGTCAACGAATTAAACAACGTGTTCCTTATATTCTTGGTGCACCTAAAGCTATTCCTGATTTATTTGCTCCACCATATCGATATTTCAAAGATGGGGTAGAAGTTGAAGAGCTTTTACTAAGTGTTTGTGAAAACCCCGTAAAGCTGTCTCAATTTAAGACGGGCGATACACCAATTCAGGAAATACCAGGAACAAGCTTATCGGCTTATGGCTTAAATCAAAGTCTGGTTGGCACAGAAACAATTTTTAAGTGGGGTGATACGTTTACAGAGCCTCCTGTAATTGCCCGGCAGTGTGATTCTATTAATGGTCAAACAGCTTTGCCGCCTAATAGCACACGTGTTGAAGCTGGAGATATATATTTCCAATATCCGAATATGATTAAGGCTAATGACCAGGGCACGGCAGATCGTTTTAACTCATTCAATATTAATGAAGCTTTGATCATTAGCGGTGCAAACTTTGGTGTTGGTGATTTATCCATAACAGGTCAAGTTACTGTTGACCCGGTAAACAAGACGTTTGCTATTGAGTCAACACAAAATGTCTTGGATTATCAGAATTACCGAAAAATTAACGTGACTTCATTGCTGGTCACTGATCCTGTAGATGAGCAGCTTGATTTAGCGGGATTGTATGATATTGATTCAATCACATATGCATCTAGTATCTATACAATTCATTTGAGAAATCCTGTAGCCACAAACACCAATTTTTCAAAAGTAACTGAGGTATTAACTTCCACAATATCGGCAAATCTAACTGCAAACACAGCAAACATCTTTTTAGATGGTGAATATGTTGTAACGGGTGTTGATACCGTTAATAAGCAGCTTACTTTAGCAACGCCTAGCGGTGTAAATTCCGATTGGAATAAGCTTGCTGATTTAGAAGGTCAAAAAACCAGTACTGGAAATATTAAGCTTCGCGGAAGCCAGGATAACTGGATTGGTTGGTTTACGATTAATTCACCAAAAGCAACCGGGCTATTGCTAAATTTTCAAGCTTTAAATGGAATTTACCAGGGTTCTGATGCCAAATTTGTGGATATCTATGTTGAATATCAACATGTCGTTTCTGATAATCCAACCGGTCCAGTATTTAACCAAACTATACGTTTAAATGGTAAAGCTAATAACCGTGATAGCGTAGGTGGGTCGATGTGGATTAACTTGCCATTTTCGGGTGCTGTGCGTTTCCGTGCAAGACGAGTAAATGACAATGGTGATGCAGTAGATTTATCTGATGAAGTTAAATTCTATACAGCTTACGCAATTCGCTATCTGTCTAAACTGGTGTATGACAACCGTGTAATAATACGACAACGTACCCAGGCAACACGTGCAGCTACTGCTGTTGATACACGGCAGACAAACTGTATTGCAGAGAGTCTAGTTTATTCATATCGCGGGGGGGTACGTTCTGTTGAGTTGATACCTTCACGTAATATGGCTGATCTCATCATTGACCTGGCTTTGAATAAACTTATTGGTCGACGCACTTTAAATGAAATCAATACTGAAGAAATTTATCGTGTATTTGATGATGTGGTTGAATATTTTGGCTCTTCCAAGATGGCTGAATTTAACTATACATTAGACAATGCAAATCAGTCATTTGAAGAAATTTGCCGAATGATGGCGGGGGCATCCGGTTGTAATGAACGTCGTTTAAATAGAGCACTCTACTTTGATTTTGAAAGGGCAGATCGGCAACCAATATTGTTATTCAATCACCGTAATAAAAAGGCTAAATCTGAAGTTAGAACATATAACTTTAAGGTTGAGAATAATTATGATGGTGTCGAAATAACATATGTTGATAGTGAAGCAGGATGGATTGAAAAGACTTTGAAAATCCCGAATGACCAAATCACGAACCCGAAAAAAATCGATGGATATGGAATTGCCTATAAAGAACAGGCTCATATCATCGGCTGGCGTGCCTGGAATAAACTGAAGTATCAGCGAGTCAATTGTAAGTTTGACTGCTTTGCTGAAGGTGAGCTAACAGAACGCGGGGACCCAATCATTGTTGTTGATGATACCCGTTTGTCACCTATTGCCCTGGGTGATGGTTCAATAACGTCTGGAGAAATTACAGCGTGGAATGGCTTAACAATTGAAATCAGCCAGCCGTGTACTTTGACAGCAGGTCATGATTATGTGATTCATCTACAAAAGAAAAGTGGTTTTACTGATCAGATACCAGTTAGCCAGGGCGCAAGTGAGTATGAGCTAATTTTGGCACGTCCACCGCTTGAAGCTCTAGTAACAGAAGGTGAGGTGAAAACAGTTTATTCAATCACTGTAGATGATCGTCAAGATGATGAATTGTTCCTGGTCTCAACCAAAAACCGAAATGGAGTTTTTGAAAACTCCATTTCAGCAACCAATTCCGATGAGCGTTATTATCGAAATGATAAGGACATCATCAATAACCTAATTTAACCCTGGAATGAAATTAAAGCCCTGCATTAGCGGGGCTTTTTTTTGGAGAAAATTTATGGCGATTATCACCGAAGAAAAGATGAAAAATCTGGATCGCGATATTCTTAATATTGGTGAGGCTAATAACGAAGATAAAATTATTAATCCTCGGTATGGACAGCCATTTAAATCATTACCGATGCTTTCCAGACTTTTTGAAGAGATGTTGGGAGTGGGATATGTTTCAGTAGATGATTTGAAACAGGCAATTGAAGTTGCGGCAGCAGCTGGAGCGGGCGAAAACGGGTGGATAGATACACTTGTGCTGACTTTAACTGGTGAAAATCTCAGGGAATTTAATAAAAAAACTATCAGTACTTTAGATTGTATTGATGATTTAGCTACTACATTGCCATGGCCAGGCCGCACCGTAAATGTACGATCTGTGATAAAAGATAAACATTTAGGGGGAGGAACTTTTGTATTTAGTGCTGATAGTTCAAAAGTTCCAGACGGTTATATTGTTGTTGCTGCAAATGGCGGGAATTGGGTGAAAATCACAGTTGCTTTTCCAACAATTGATGATTTTGGCGGTCTGGGTGACGACCCAAATTATGACGATGCGGACGCATTTATTCGATGTGCGTTGAGTCCATACACAGGTTCGAATATTTATCTTGCTAACAGACAAGTTGAATATCGCATCAATAAACAAGTTGATTGCAAGGGTAAAGGGATTGTTGGAGGTGGATTTAGCAGACAAAATGCCACTGCGTATGCAATGAACTCTCTAAAGGTAAGACCAGGTGATTATTCAAATTCAAATACCCTTCTTAATAATGTGGCATTTATTAACGTGGGCGCCGAAGTAAGAGATTTGCAATTAGTAAGTGAGGGTGTTTCAGAAAATATTTCGGGTTTAAAAGTTGATGGTTATAACTTCACACTTTCAAATGCAAATATTTCTGGGTTTTACAATCAAGTATATTTATCGAATGCAACGGTCTCGTTCCGTGTCCAAAATTTGATGTCAATTAGTGCATCAAATGCAGGGTTTTATATTGCTGATGTTGATTCTAAACAAAGTACTACTGCATATTTTGACAACTGCTCATGGCAATGGGGTAAATACCCTGTGCTGTTTGCTAAAGAAGCTTATCAGTGCGTCTTTAATAATATTATTCTTGAATATATGCAGTACGGTTTAACA